TCCGTGTCGTCCAAGTAGAGCATCTTGAACACAGCGTACGGGGTCACGTCGAGCGACACACCCTTCCAGTAGGTCATCTTGCGGTAGTACCCGGACTGCGACGCCGCGCCGTTGTTGTGGACGTACGAGTACTTTGAGAGTATCTGCTCGCTCAGCGCAACGTCCGGCTCGAACGCGCCGTACTCTTGGCCGACTATCGTCCGGTCGAGCGAAACGGCGCTTATCGCGGTGTCGCCGGACACCGTCTCCGTGTAGGACAGGACGTAGTCGACCGTGACCTTCTCGGTCCTGAACCCGTCCTCGTACGCATGGGTGTTCGATACGGTGTCGTTTGAATAGTCGGGGAACGACAGTCTCGTAACCTCGATGTCGTCCGGTATCTCATAGTAGCCGTTCTCGTTCACGAATATCTCGTTCTGCGAGCTGTACCCGTATGACGTGTCGTTCACGACGAAGCGGAAACCGCGCACGAAACGCGACCTGTCGTAAGACTGGTCGTCGAACACGGAAGGCGTGACGCGCAGGAGCGTGCCGTCGTCCTGCTGGTAGTATATGTGCGGCTTGCCTTGGAAGTACAGGCGCACGTTCTTAAGCGACACGCTGCCGCCGACGACCGCCTTTCCTGAAAGCACACCGGTGTTGCGCAAGGCAAGCTCCTTGGCGACGACGTTCGATATGAAGTCGTTCGCGCTCTCTATCTCATACTCGTAATGCTGGCTTATGCGCAGGACGTCCTCGGTGAGCGGCGAGTCGTCGGCCGGAGTCAGCGAGTCTGCCGTGGTGCCGCCGTGGGTGGAGCCGTCACCACCGTCTGCGGCCTCGTCGTACGGGTTGTAGATTCCGAGGTAGTTGAGCGTCGCCAATGAGTCTCCGTCCTCAACCTCGTAGACGGTGGCGGAGAAGTCCCAGATGCGCCTGGAAAGCGTCGAGTTCGGCGTCAGCGACACGTCGGTCAGCATGACGCATATGTTGCCTTCGGTCTGTGAACGGTATAGCTTCGGCTCGCCGTCGTTCAGCCATGAGGTTGCGGAATCGCGGAACATGCGCTCGTACAGGAAGTCGTAGCTGTCCGTTATCCCGTTCTCTTTGCGGTACGCCTCGTACCTTTTATAAGCCAGCTCGTTGGGGAACGCCTCTTTGCGGGACATGAACCTCTCGGCGGCGTCGGACTGCGACGATATGGTGCCGGTTATCGAGAACTGCCGGTAGTTCATGTTTGCGTTCTCGGCGAACCTCGGGTACCTGCCTCCGAGAGTGTCTATCTTCGTGCGGTTGACGACCGGCTTGAACGAGGTTATCGCATAGTTGTATCGCACACCGAGCTGCGTGCGCCCTCGCGAGAGCAGGCAGTCGTAGAAGTCGGGGAACACAAGCTCGCTCGTGTACGTTTTGGAAAACCCGCCCTTGGTGTTCTCAAGCTGCGCCGAGTAGCGGTACCTCGTCATCGAGCGTACCGTGTTGTCCACAACGGTAAGGTCTATGGAGTCGGCCACGTTCCGCACGTGGACGTCCTCCCAAACCTTGTAGTCGCTCTCGTCGCTCGAACGCTTGATGTAGAGCGTTCCCTTGACGCGTTCCTCGTTCATCACGTGTACCGACACTATTCCGTCGTCTTGGTCGTACGAGACTTCGAGCTTAGGTGCGAACGCCTCGTCGTCCACGAACTCCACTATCTGGAACGTGTAGTCCTTGGAGAACGTGTACTGGTTCTTCGTGGTGACGGTTATCGTGAGCACGAACTCGGTCTCGTCGTCCGTGTCGAAACCTGTCGCGTCGAGCTTGTAGCTTATCTCGTTGGGGTCGTAGCTCGAACCCGTAAAGACGTTCCCCGTCTGCGCCGCGACCTCGCCCGAGTCCTTGCCTGTGACCTTGAGCGTGTAGGACTCCATCGTCTCGGTCTCGCCGGAAAGCCCGTCGCCGAACTGGACGAAACCGGATATAGGTATTACGCCTTTGTTGTACCCAGGAGTCTCGACGGAATCGTCGAAGTCGAAGCCGGTGAGGTAGATGTCCGGCTCAAGTATGGGACGAACGAGGCAGACGCTCGACCACTCGCTGAACGACGCCCTCTCGTCTATGAGGTACTGCCCGAGCTTGTCGGTGTTCAGCTGCGTGTTTATCTGCTCGTCGTACACGGTCCCGTCCACGGTTATGTGCTCGTTCAGGTCGAACCTGAGCTGCACCTTGTAGAACTGGTTCACCTTGAAGTGGGACAGCGACGAGTCAGAGTCGTCCACGTCGTCCTTGTGGACGTACGTGTTGGGTATCGTGACGGCGTAAAGCCCGGTTGAAGCGTCTATCTCTGGCCTCACGACGAAGACGCCGTTCTGGTTTACCAAAGCGTTGGAGTTCGTCTTCTGGTCTGCGACCGTCACGTGTACCCAGTGTATCGAGTCAGTGCTGTTGTACGGCGATATGGAATAGTAGACTACCGCGTCTGCGGGAGTTCCGCCTACCGTCCTCGCGAACGCAGGGGCGAACGTGGGCACGGTCGGCGGGTAGAGCGTGTTGAGCTGGTTGGCCATTGCGCCGCCCCCTCCCTGCGGTTACTCTTCGCCCTCGTCCGGTTCTTCGTCGCTCGTGTCAATCCACCAGACGACGTTCGGGTTGGTCGGCTCGTCGTCGCCGCAGTGTATGAGTTCGGCCTCCTTCGCGTAGGCCATGTAGTTCTCTATGAACTTGTCGAGCGTGACGTTGCCGTACTTCTCGTTCAGATAGTGTATGACGTCTTGGGACTTCACACCGATTGGCACGGGGCTTGAAACCGTGTCGGCGCCTGTGAGCCTCTCGACGACGCTCGTAACGCGCTCGTCTGCCACTTACTCCTCCTTCTCCTGGGCGTCCTGTTCGGAAGCCTTCGCGTACTGCGCGTGTATCGACTGCGCGAGTTCCGCCTGGACGTACGGCTTGACCGTGAGCAGCGCGAAGTTGAGCGCGTCTTCAATCATGTGGGCGGGGACGTCGTTGTCCCGCATGACGCCCATAACGTAGTCGGTGACCGCGTTCTGGACGTTCACCCTGAGCTGAACCTCGTTCATCCTTTTCTCTCCTTTTGGGGCTATGCGCCCAGAAGCGCGTTTACCTGCTTCGTGATAAGGTTGATTGCGGTGGCGCACTGGTTTATCGTCGCCGCTCCGCTCGTGCTGAGGTTTGAAACCGTTATCGTTCCCTTTTGGGCGTAGTTGCCGAGCGTCGTGCTTAGCGAACTGGACGTTACGTAGTTTGACAGGTTTGCGGGGAAACTCCCGCCGCCCCAGTTGTTGTACAGGTCCTGCACCGCGTCGAACCACGACTTGTCCATGGACTTGTTGTCGCTTTCCGAGCCGACGCTCAACGAGTTCATGAGGCCGGTTCCCGTCAGCGACACCGCCGAGCCTACGAACTTGTCGGCGTACACCCACCCCGTCTCGGACTTGATGTCCCGATATGCCACGATTGAGAAGTTGGTGTTGTCGAGCGTTCCCGCGAAGTGGCCCCAGTTTGTCTGGATGCCCGGAAGAAGCGATATGCCGTAGACGCTGTTGTTCGTCGTGACGTTGTTGGACGTCGTCTGGTACGAGTAAACGGCGCTTCCGCCGACCGTGACGTTCACGCCGTTGTCGGCGACCATCTTTATCGAGCTTTGCGCAGACGAGCTTGGCGTCAGGAGCAGCGTCGCGGTGCCTGCCGGTGCCGAAGCCTCGTAGTTACCGGCTTTCGTGGCCGTGGCCTTCGCCTGGAGCCTGATTCCGGTCGAACCTTTGTCAGTTATCACGTCGGTGCTTCCGGTTGAGCACCAAAGCTTGAGGTCTGCGCTGCTCTTCAACAGATACGTCCCGCTGGTGCCTGTCGCCGGTCCCGAAAGCCCGTAGTTCGAGTTGCCGAACTGCATGGTCGTCCCGGTAAATTGTAACGTACTTGTAGAATTTGTCAAGGTGTACGTCTTTGCGCTGCCAACAGTGAGCGACGTGTCGCCTGACACGCTCGTGGTGCTCGTGCCGTTCAAGGTGGCGGTCGAGTTACCGGAGACGGTGACCGAAGACGTTCCCCCGACGCTTACCGTCGAGTTCCCGGACACCGTTCCCGAAAACGCCTTGTCCACGGTCGCGTTAAGCCCGTAGCTCGTCTTGAACGTGGACGACCCCGTACTTGAAAGCTCGATGTAGGCGAGCTTTCCAGAGGCGTAGTGTCCAAGAGAGACAGTGCCGTCGGCAAGCTGGAGCCTGTGGTCTGAAGACGCAGAAGTGCTCGACGAGCCGTTTGCGTAGAAGGACAGCGTCTTGCCGAGGACGACGAGCGGCCTTATATACTCGTTGGCCTTCGAACCTCCGGATATGTATGCCGTGGCCGTCGTCATGCTCGAGGCGACGTCGGACTGCGACGCGAAGAACTTGACAAGCGGAACGGTGTTCGTGTTCGAGGAGCCTATCTCGATGTTCACGCCGCGGTACTTCTTGTCGGTGGTGCCGTACCCGAAAGCGGGGAGGTAGTTCAGCGTGAGCGCCGAACCCTCGTCCTTGATGCTGTTGGTGTAGAAGCGTCCCGCGCTGTCGATGCCTACGATTGCCGTGCGCCTCCACACCCTCTTGGAGGTGTCCGTCGGAAGGACGTTGTTCTCGTCTCGCTGTGTGTGTCGGTAGATGGTGAACAGCGACGCGCTCGAAGGGTTAAGCTCAAGCTCGAAGGTGTCGCCTATCTCCACGATGTTGGTACCGGCCGCGATGCTGCTCTTCAGGTCGTTCTGTGTGAGCGTCCTTCCCTTTATCGACACGTATGCGGGGTCCGAGGAAAGCATGACGCCGTACTTGTCGTGGGGGATGGAACGCTTGTAGCTTGAGTCGTAAGGAGTCCCTATCGAGCCGCCTATGACGTTATAGAGGAAGTCCGAGCCTATCTTCCAGTTGCCTATCTTCGACGTGCCTCCCGGGACAAGCTCGATTCGGCCTTCTGTGTATCGGTACTCCCCGTTCTCGTCGCGGGAGTCCTTCGCGGGGAGGCCGAGGTAGGTGTTCCCCGTGTAGGCGTCCATGAAGATGGACTGCTCGCCCGCGCTGTACCCCAGAAGGCCGACCTGCGCGCTGTCCTGGTCGTAGGTCTGTGAAGCGCCCATGACGAGGCCCGTGAACCTGTTGTCGCTGTCCTTCACGCCCGCACCTATCTGCGGGGCCATGATGTAGTCGCTGTCCTCGTTTATCTCTATATGGTTCCCGTCCCACTGGTTCAAGGACGCAAGCCCGTAGGTGTTGAGGTACGTGTGGACCGGCACGTATATGTCGGCGACTCCTGGTATGGACGCATGGACCATGTTGTTGCACCACTCGCCGCTATACGACTCGTTGGGGACTACGTATACAAAGTAGTATTCGTTCTCGGCACGATACTTCTCGGGGACGCTGTCGGACGCGTTGCAGTTGTAACCAAGAGAGAGCGTGTCTTGGTTGCCTTCGGGACTCGTACCAGGATAGCGCACGACGTTAAGGTCACCGGTTGTGTTCTTGGAAACGTCCATGGAGCCGCCGAACGTTTCCCAAGTAACCGTCTTGTCGGTTACCTCGGAGCCGTTTTTGTAAAGCTTGAATAACACGCCTTGGGTGGTGTTGTACAGCGGGTTTCTGCCGTCTGAGTTGTACAGAACGTCCTTCAACGTCCTCTGCCTGTCTATAACCACGCGGTAGGACGTATCGGAGTACTTTACAACAGGCACCGGGTAGAACGCATAGTACCTGTTGGACTCGTATGTCACAGAGCCGCGCACGTTCTGGTTCGAGTAGGACGTCGACTCGGATGTTTCCGTAGAATATGACAAGTTTCCGCTGGACGATATGGACAGGTTCTTGTTTCTCGTGGTGCCAGGCGATATGGCCCAAGAGACGGTTCCCGGCGAGGTAATCTCGGTGTTGCGGTTGAACAGCCGAAACTTCATTGCGTTCTGCGAGAGCGAGGCCCCGGTCATCCACTTGGCGGAGCTTCCTGAAACCGATATGTACGGAAGCTCCCCGTAGTACGAGCCGTCAAGGGTCGGCGCTTCCACCTTCGCGACTATGTCGGTGCCGTTGGTGCCGTTGTCGCCGACCTTCACGAAGAGGAAGTCCGTCTGCTGGCGGTACTCTATGCCGTCGTACACGACTATGGCGGTGACCTGGTTGTCCAATGCTAAGTAGTCGTAGCTGTCGGCTATCGAGAAGGTGTACTCGTCTTCGTATATCCACTCCATGAGGCCAGTTGACGGGTTTTCGACGACACCGGTCGAAGGTTTGACCAAGAGCGACGACGTGACGGGGAACTGCCATTTGAGGGAATACGTCTTGCTTGAAACCTCAAGCCCGGCCGGGTCGTAGAAGTGGCATATCAGAGGCTTGACCTCAAGAGGGTCTGCGTAGCGGCTGTCGCACGGCGACACGCCGGACTCGCTGTACTGGAACACCTGGTCGCCGTTTTCGACGACGACTCTGTACCCGTCCGGGCTTGCCGTGTCCTCGTTCACCACGGTTGTCTGGGCCGAGCCTACGAGGTAGTCGCGCGTACCGTAGCGCTTGAAAACGGAGCACTTGAAGGTTGCGCTCGTCTCTATACCTTTGACTGGGTAGGTCAGGCGGTTTCCGTAGAAGTCGACTCCGGACAGCTCTGTCAGAAGGTTCTTGTACTTTACGAGGTTCGCCGCGCTGCCTGTGCCGCTTGCCAGCCTCTCGGTCTCCTCGTCTATGAGCTTCTGGACCTCCTCCTCCGTCAAGGTGAAGGTTTCGACCGTGCCGTCGTCGGAAACCTTGGACCAGCAGAAGGTGAACAGCGCGTCGTCGGTGCCGTCCTCGAATCCCGAGCTTTTGCCGTCTATCGTACATGTGAGGGAAACTTCCCCTCGGTCGAAGCTGAAGCGCGTCGACGGCGACGCATCTATCGCCACCTCCCGCCTCTCGCTCTCGTTGTAGACGGTGAACTGCGTCTTCAGAACGACGCTCTCCTTATATGCGCACACGCACATGTACTTGTTCTCATATGCGCGGTTCGAGCTTTTGAGCGTCGTGAGACGGTAGTTGTGCCCGGCGTCCTCCATGAGGCTCCAACCGGCCCCTCCGTAATAGGAGTAGTCCGAGCTGGTGGACGTCACGCGCCCGTCCTCCTTGAACCAGTAGAACATGGCCTGGTCGGTGAGTTCGGTGGACTGGTAGACGAGTTTTCCGTCTACCTCAATGGACGACGTGTCGGAAGAGTCTTCCGAGAATATCGTACCCTTCGGCGTCGTTATCTTGAGCCTGTAGTCCCCGCTCGTCGCGTCTATCTCGGACAGCGCGTAAAGCTCGACGTCCTTCACGAAGATGTCCGCACCGAGCTTTATCCTCGCCGCGTCGTCTGTGTCGACGAAGCCTTCGCTGAAGGCGTAGATTCCTCCCACCCCCGCGAGGTTCTCGGGGTCTATGGGGAACACGGCGTACTGCACGGTGTCGTATGAGTACTGGAACGGGTCGCCCACCATGTTGTGGGTGTCCAGCACGTAGGTACGCACGACGTCTTCCTCGGCCGCGTCTCGGTCGCTGTAGGAAAGCGACAGGATTACGCCGTAGTTTCCGCTCTTGGAGGTACGGTGCTCCTTGGAAAGGTTCGCTGTGTTGAACTTTGCGCGGAGCATGATTGCGGAAGCGCCCGAGGCGTAGGTCTTGAACGCGCCCCAGTCTACAGAAACGGTCGAATTCGACCCGTTCTCGTACACCGTCTGGAAGTCTGCGACCTTGTAGGAATAAAGCCCGAGAGATGTCGAGCCGGTGACGGCGTTGGTGCCGACGACGTTGTAGTCGTCTATGGCGCTGGAAACGGACGTGAGTCCCGAGTCCTCGTATCCGGAAGACGCGAGTCCCACGATTATCTTCTTGTTGGAAAAGTCGTTTTCGGGGACCAAGACGTACACCGCCTGACCCTTGGTGTACGCGGTGCCGTCCTGGGCGTAGCATGCGAACAGGCCGCCCTGATACTTCGCCATATACTTGTTCTCAAGCATGTTGGCGCACGAGTCGATTACAGCCGTAACCGTCTTGTCGGTGTCAAGCGTGTCTATCTTTCTGTCCAACAGCGTCTCTATCGACGCCAAGATAGACTCTTGCAGCGCGTTCGCCATTGGGTTCTCTCCTTTTTCCTCCGTACGCAGGCGAGGCGGCCGTTTTTTAAGCCGCCCCGCCCGCGGGTGTGTCTTGCACTATATTATTTGAAAAATACGTTGCCTGACGTGCGGATTTTGACCAAAAGACGCGTTATCTGGTACGATACGCCTTCTGCGTCGCCTCGTCGGCAAGCCCCATTATCGCGTCGCGTATCTCGTCAACCGAGTCCGCGTTGGGGAACTCCGCCTGTATCGTCACGTACTGGTCGATACCGGAGTCAACCGTACCGTCCGCGACGCTGCCGAACATGTCGCCTATCGCGCGGATGTTCCCGGTCACCGCGTCGAACGCGCCCTCCTTCATCTGGTTGGCCATGGAGCGGACCGCGTCAACCGCCGCCAGGATGTTCACTGTGTCGTCGGCGTTGAGCACTATCTCCTTCTTGTGGAGCACCGCGAGACGGCCCTCGTTGTTCTTGAACTCGTCGCCGGGGATGTAGCCGCCTGTGTCGAACAGCTGCAACGCCTTGACCCAGCCGAGGTCGCCGCCCGCGACGGAAGATATGTGGACGTCGAAGTCGCCCGTCTGCGCCGCGTTGCCGCCGTATTTCGACGCCGAGAACGAGTCGATGACGACAGCGCCGGACTGTCCGGCGTACATGTTGCCGGAAGGGTTCTTTCCCCAAGAGTCGTAATAGTACAGGCCGTTGAAGCCGAACACCTGCCCCGTGCGCAGCGAGCTTACGTCCACAGAGCCGTCGGAGTTGCGCCCGTTTCCTCCGGTGCCTGAGCCGGAGCCTGAGCCGCCGCTTCCCGTCGTGTCGGAAGACGTCGTCGCTATCAAGAGCGCGTTTGACAGGTTCGCGTTCTCCTGCTGTTCCTGGGCGAGCTGTTCGGCAAGCTCGTCTGCACGTTTGTTCGCTTCAGCGTACTTGTTGTTCACGTCGGCTATCTCGGCCGCGTACTCCACGAGCGCCTCTTGGGCCTGCGTTATCGCGCCGGACTCCTTGTTGAGCGTCTCAAAGAAGGCCGTGGTGCTGTCGGTAAGCGCGTTCGTGGCGTCCATGGTGTCGGCTATGTTGGACGTGAGGTCGTCGTAGGACTGCCCGACGGAATCTAGCACGGAGTCAACGTCGTTGTAGTACTGCTCGTTGACGTCGAGCATCTCACCGTACATCTCGCTCGTCGCGTCCTTGATTGACGCGACGTCGTCCAGCTGGCTCGTGATGGACGTGCTGAACCTCTCGTCTATCTGCGTGAGGAACTCGTCGTTGCCGTCGAGCGCCTGCTGGTAGTAGTCCTCAAGGTAGAGCGCGTTGGACTCGTCCATGGCCTCGACCATGCCTATGAAGTCGTCCAGGATGTGGCTCTCCGACTCGCCGAGCTGCTGCGCCAAACCCTCTATGTACTCGGTGGTGGAGTCCACGACGGCCTGGATGCGCTCGTTCTTCTCCTCCTGGGTCAGGAGCATGTTGTTCTGGATGTCCTGTATCTTGGAATAGGCGTCGCTCACCGCCGAGAGCATGTCGGACTGGATGTCGACCATGTTGTCCTTGGTGAGGTTGTACGCGTTGTTCTGCGCGTCCAACAGGTCGCTCTCGGCCGAGCTTACGTTGTCGCTGTTCGCCGTGTAAACGTATGAGTAGTTTCCCTGCGAGTCGCGGCGGAGCTTCATCGTGGACTTGTTCGCCTGTGCCTCTTCTAGGGCTATCTTCTTCTGGAGGATTTCGAGCTGCGCGTTCGCATAGGCGACGTCGTACTCCGAAAGCTGCGTCTGGCCGCGCAGGTAGGCCATCTGCTCGTTCATCTGCTGGGTAATCATCTGCTGGGTGCGCAGGTTGTTTGAGCCGTCCAGGAGGTCGAGGTACTTGCTCTGAAGCTTCTGCGTCTCGTACGCCGAGTTCACGGAGTCGAGGTACTGGTCGGCGTTTCGGCCGATAAGCTCCCACTGCTCCTGCGCCCAGTCCAGGTCGTCGCCGAGGAGACTCTGCGACCAGGCGTCGAGCGCCTTGTTCGTGAAGTTCTCGTACTCCTCCTGGAGCTTCGATATGCTGTCCTCGATGAGCGACTGGATTTCCTCCTGGGCCTCTCGGATGTTGTCGGCAACGGTGTTCCAGTTGTCCGAACCCTCTTCGAGCTTGTCAAGCATCGTCTCCCAGTAGGCGACCTCCGCCTGCTTCATCGCTATCATGTTGTCGATGTTGGCGCGCTGCGCCTGCAACACCGCGTTCATCTCGTCGTACGACTGGTCGCTGTGAAGCGTCGATATGATGTTGTACTGGTAGTCGAGGTCGTCGTTTATGTTCTCATAGAGCTTGTACTGCCGTTCAAGCCTCTCGTTCTGGTCGTCGAGCGCGTCGCCTATCGAGTCCTCAAGGCTCTCAAGGTACTCCTCCTCCGTCTTGCGCGCGTCCACGTAGCTTTCGAGGATTTGGTTTGCGGCCTCGCTCAACGCCGCCGAGTTCTCGCCGAAGATGCCCGACGAGCCGGTTGCCTCCATCTGCTTCTGCTCGGCAAGTATCTGTTCAAGCGCGAACCCGTACAAGTCCACGATTGAGCCGGAAAGCCCGTTGTCTATCGCGCTCTGGTAGATTGAGTTGATGCCGGAAAGGCTCTGCGCCTGCTGTTCGGTCAGTTCGCCGGAGTTAATCTTTTTGACGTTCTCCGCTATCTCCTCGGTCAGCGTGGCCGTGACGTCTATGGCGTTCTCGAAGCCGTCTATCTCCTCCAGAAGCTCGGCAAGTTCCCTGAACGGGTTGTCGGACTTGAGCCCGGTGCCTATCTGGTGAAGCTCGGCCATAAGCTCGTTCAGTTCCCGGAGGTTGTCTATGGCGTCCAGGGAGGTGTTGAACGTGTCAATCATCAGGTCTTCGATTGCGTCGTTCGCGTCCTCGATTTCCTTTAACGTCTCCTTGATGGAGTTGGAACGAAGCTCGTCGCTCTTGTCGATGAGGTCGTTGAACGTGTCGAAGGCGTCCTGAGCGGCGTCTATCTGCTCCTCCAGGGCGTCCTGGCCCTCTTCGGTGGTCTCCGCGTTGTATGCGGCGATTAGGCCGTTGAGGTTGGCCAGGAGCGAGTCGTAGACGTCTGAGTAGTTCGTGATGAAGCCCTGGTCGTTGAACTGGATTCCGTACCCGGCGAGCTGGGCGTCGTAGCCCGCAAGCTCCTGCTTCTGTATCTCAAGCTTCTGCTCGTAGAGCGAAACCTGCTCTTTGAGAAGCCCGACCTGGGTCTCCATGTTCTTTATCAGGTCTTTGCCGGTAAGCCGGTCCTGCTCCTCCTGGACGGCCTCAAGGTCGTTTGCTACCGCGTCGAGGGCCGTGTCGACCTTCTCGTAGAGGTCCTTCTCGTCCTCTATGTAGTCGAGCGTCTTGGGGTCGTATGAAGAGTCGGAGCTGGAACCGGAGCTTGACGAGCCGGAACCCGAAGACGTGCGACTGGAGGGAAGCTCGTACTTCGAGGCGTTCGACAGCTGCAGCTCGGTGATGGCCCCCAGAAGTTGGGACGACAGCTGGGACTCTGCGGACGCCATGCTCTCGTAGTAGGCCTGGTTCTGCGAGAGCTTCGACAGTATGGTTGACACGGAGTCGTTTGTAGATACCGTGTAGTCGCTTGCCGTGCCGCCGGAGTACGACGTCGTGGCGGACTTGGAGCCTGTGGTGCCGCTGTAGGACGAGCCTGAGGAACTCGGCGCTACGGCGCTACCGGCCTCCTCCCCGTTCATGGCCGCCTTGAGCGCGACCGCCATCTGGTGGTAGTTGTCTATCGCGTTCTTCGCGGCTGTATAGATAGACGTAGCCATGGAGCTTGAGCCGGACGCCGCGTTGGCCGCGACGGAAGAGAACGTGGTGTCGCTCTGCTCGCCGACGGCGTAGATGTTGTCTATCTGCGACTCCGACGAGTCCTTCACCGCCGTGGCCTGGTCAACCTGGGCCTCTTCGAGCTTGCTGGTAAGCTCGGTGGCTATTTCGCCCTGCGCGGTGGCGACGTCGCTGGCGTTCTGTATCTCGCCTGCGGAAACTTGGGCGGAAAGCAGCGCCGTGGCCTCGGCCGCGGCCTGGTAGGCCTGCGCCTTCTGCTCGTGCATCGTCTGCTCGGCGGTAAGCTCGTCGATGCGCGCCTGTACCGCCGCGTCCTTCTCGGCCTGGCGGTTGGAAATCATCTGGTCCGTCGTCGCCTGGTCGAGCTGCAGGAGGCCGTCCTCGGTTATCGAGGCGTTCTCAAGGAGCGACTCGCCGAACTCCGAGTACAGCGCGTCGAAGTCGTCGAGCGACACCGTGTAGTCGTCGCCGATTGTCTCGATTACGTCGCTTATCTCCTGGAACGACTCTATGAGCTGGTCCGACGCGTCGTGCGCGTCGAGCGTCATCTCGACGTCGATTGAGAAGTCGTCGTCGAAGAAGTCCCTCACGGAGTCTTCGAAGTCGGTGAAAAGCCCTGTGTCGATGTCGTAGTCCAGGTCGTAGGACTCTTCCATCGCGTCGCGTATCGCGTCGGCGTTGTGCTCCGTCGCGGTCGCCATGTCGTTCAGGTAGCGGCCAAGCTCCTGCGAGTCCGCGCGCATTCCCGCTACGGAGCTGTCGAGGTCCATGAGCTGCTTGTAGGTCGTCTCGCTCACGCGGCCTTCGGAGCTGAACTCGTCGGCCGCCTCCTGATAGACGTCGCGGACTTCCTCGGCGTCTGCGAGCAGGGAAACCTGGCTCACCATGCCGCTGGAAACCATGTAGTCTATCTGCGCGTTTATCTCCTCGGCCGACTTGTCCGGGTCGATGCGCGCCAGGAGCTGGAACTGCGAGTAACCGTCCACACCGGCCTCGGACAGCTTGGTCACGGCGTCGCCGAGAGCGCCCGCGTTGTTCCCGAACGTCTCGGAAAGCGACGACAGCTGCGACTCGGTGAACGTGGTGCCGAGTGTGCTTGCGAGCAAACCGGCAGAGGCGTTGGCCTCGTCTGCTGTCGCCCCGTTCTCCATGAGGTAGTCTCGGTAGTCCGTGGCGATGTCGTCAAGGCCCACGGCGTCGAGGAGCTTCCTTGTCTCCTCCGTGATGCCCATCTGGGCGTCCACAAGGTTGCTCTCTGCCTCGTCAAGGTCGAACGTGGTGCCAAGTGAGGCGACGTACGCGTCGACGTCCTCTGCGGCGATTCCAAGGCCCTCCGCGAACTCGTAGAGGGTGTAGAGGTCCTCGCCGTCGAACTCGGAGCCTCCGGCTTTGACGCTGTTCTCGCTGATGCGCGCGGCCGTGGACTCGATGCCGTTGATTCGGTCGCGGGAATAGCCGGTCTCCAGCATCTTGACGACGCCGTTTGAGGTCATGCCGTTCTCGACGCCGTCCTTGACGGCCGCGGCCACGAAGTCGGGGTCGTAGTCGTCGAAGAGGTCGGTGAGGGCCTCTATCGCGTCGGCGTCGCCGTCCGCCAGCTTCTCGATGTTGTCGACGGTCTCGTTGACCATCGCGTACTGCGTGTCGAGGTCCAAGCCGAGTTCGGCCATAGCCTCGTTGACCGCGAGCGCGAGCTGTCCGCCGGAAGACGTGGAATCCGCATACTTCGAACCCATGACGGACAGAAGCGCGTCGTTCTTGGCCGTGCTTTCTGAAAACGACGTCCCGAGGCCGTCGATAAACGACGCTATCTCTTCCTCCGACATGCCGATACCGGACATATAGGAGTAGAGGTCGTACAGTATCGACTCGGTGTCCTGCGAGGACATGCCCCTTGCGGCGCGGTCCGCGTCAATGCTTGCGGCCCTGTCGGATATGACACCGGCCGTCTCCTCCGACACGCCGTACTCGTTGGCCGCGAGCATCACGCCAGCGCTCGTGCCGTCCTTTGTGCCGTTGTAGAGCCAGGAGTATGCCTCCGCCGGGTCCATGTCCTCAATGGCGGCAAGCAGCGCCTGCCGAACGTCGTCGTCGCCGTCTGCAAGCTCCTCGATGAGGTTGCTCACCTTGGTGACGTAGGTGCCTGCGGCCTCCGCCGTCATCGACGTCTTGTTCTCGGCGGCCCAAGAGGCGAACCAGTCCTTGACGTCGAGCATCGCCTGCCCGGCCTCGGAAGCCGTGTCTACCCCCGTGATGCCGAGCCTGGCCAGCGCCAGGTTGTCCTCGTTGTAGTCGGGGTTCGACGCGACGTCTGCGATGGCTGCCGCGCGGACGGTCTCGTCCTCGATGCTTGAGATGGAGTCGAGGAAGCCCTGGACGGTTTCCGTCACGTCTTCCTCGTCGATTTCGTCGCCCTGAAGCTCGGCGAGCTTCCTCTGGCTGGCGACGTTGTCCTCAAGCGCGGCGGACTGGGCGTCGGTCCAGGTCTTCGCCTCCGCTATGCTGTTGATGTACTCGGAGACGTTCTTCCCGAGGGTGGCATAGCCGTTCTCGTCGTAGTCGGCCATGACGGCTTCCCAGAAGCTGGAATCTGCGAAGAGGTCGCTTACCGACTCTCCGGTGACCCTTTCAATCTTCGAGGAAGACGTCTCGTCAAACATGCTGAGGAGCGACGAGTAGTCTTCAAGCGAAAGCCCGCGGCTGTCCGCGTCCTTGAGCGCGCTGTAAATCTCCGCCGAGCTTAAGTCGTAGCCGTAAGCATCGCTTAAGGACTTCTTGAACGACTCGTATGTGGCGTCGCTGTAAGGGTACCCGGCGCCTTCGATAAACTCCTTCGACTTGGCCTCGTAGTCGTCGAGCATCGCGTCCAGCCGGGTCTCTATATACCTGGACTGCTCGTCGGTGAGCGCCTCGTTCGCGATGCTCTGGATAAGCGCGTCTGCTGTGTCGTATGAGGCGGACTCGACGAAGTCCTTCGTGTACGAGCTGCTGAACAGCGCGTCGACGAAGGCTTTTGCGTCCTCGTCGTTGGCTATCTTGCCATTTTCGTCGGTCTCGTACCCTTTTTCCTCGACGAAGCTCTTGGCGTAGTCGCCGCCGAAGACGTTGCTGAATATCTCGGCCTGGTCGTCGGCGATGAAGCTGTACTTGTCGACCAGCGAGTCTAGGACCTCAAGCGCATTCGCGTAGTTGTTGTACTCGCTTGAGTTCTCGTCAAGGCCTTCCATAGCGGCCTCGACGTCTTCCTGCGCCTTGACGATTGCCCTGTAGGCCTGCTCCTGGTCAGCGCCCTGCTCTATATAGAACGAGCTGGCGTACGTGTCGTCGCTCGCGCCGAGAACGTCGCTGAGCGTCCCCTCGCCGACGGAATACTGCTGGGCTATTGGGGTTATATAGCCGAAATATGGGTTGGCTATGGCATAGTTCGTGTAGTCGCCAAGAGCGTTGAACTTCGCGTTCTTCGCCGTCACGAGGTCGTTGACGGCCGCCTTCTGCTGGGCCGTCGCATATTCCTCGGTTGCCTCGATGAGGCGGTCAAGCGTGTCCTTGCGGACGTTCTCGGCGCTTATCGTCTGGCCGAGGGCCTCGTTGTAGTCCACAAGCGTGCTGCGGAGCTCGTCGGTTATGACGCCGTTCTCCTTGTAGGAGTCGTACTGCTCGTAGAACGCCTCCTGGGCGCTCGATATGTTCTCAAGCCTCTCTGTCGCCTCGTCCTCGGCCTCCTGGAGCGATTCAAGCATCTTCTCCTGGGCGGTCGTCACGTACTCGTAGGCGGCGGCGACTATCTCGAACACGGCCACGAACGCGGCAGCGTACAGTATCTCCTTGCTGAGTCCGGCTATCGCGGCTTTGAGCGACGTGATGGACACGGCGCTCTTCTTGCCGGTCTCGCCGACAGCGGAAACCTCGGCCTTGAGCGCTCCGACTTTCTTCTTCGCGGAGTCTGACTCCGTGCCGACCTTCTTGGTGGCGTCCGCCTGTGCTGAGGTGCCTTCCGCCGCGACGTTGGCTGCAGTTGCGAGGTCCCTCTCAGCGTCCGTCACGTCGGCGACTGCGGACTCTGCGCCGCGCGCGCTGTCTTCGAGCTTATCGAGCGCGGCGCTTCCGGTGACGACGGTGGACGGCTTCCCAGAAGACGTGGAGGCCGCTTTGCCTGCGGCAGCGTTCTTCGCCGACGCGTTTTCGAGCGTCGCCTCGGTCTCCTTTATCGTCGCGGCGGCGTTCTTCTGCTTCGCGTCGGTGTTCTCTGTCTCGACGGCGGCCTGGGCCTCGCGTATCGCCCTGTCGGCCTCCTCTATCTCGCGGAGCTTCTTGATTACGCGGTCAAGTTCGCTGAAGGACGAGACGAGCATGGGTACCGAGAACGCCATGTTCTCAAGCGTCTGGGCGAACTTCTCAAAGAATGACGCGTCCTCGTCGGTCCAGATGGACACGACGTTGTACAGCGACGACATCGACGCGATTATCTGCGCGACGCCTCCGACCGCCGAGACGATGCTCGAAACCTTCTCCTGCGACAGCATGTCCTGGGCGTAGGTGCTGAAACCGGCAACGGTCGCGCCGCTCGTCTGCTGGGCTTTTGCGACGTCGGCTTGGGTCGTCTTTATATAACCCTCGTTCGCAAGGACGTCGAGCTGTGAAGACGCTTTTTGCAAAGACTCAAGCATAACGTCGACGTATGCGTTGAAGTCTTTAACTTCTCCGGTAGCTTCGTCGGTCGTTATCGAAAACCGTTTAAGCGCGTCTGCATAGTTGGCACCAATTGACCCGTCTACCTCGTTAACAGAAAGCTTAAGCTTGTTAAGCTCCTGTACAAGCGTCTCCGCAGATTCCTTTGAAATTTTTTCTTGCGAGTTTACCTGCTGCAGCTTGGATATCGCATCTTTGTACCTGCCGACGACCACCCCGAGCGTCTTTTGCAGGCCTTCGTTTGCGGTTACGACGCCGCCTATGTTCGTCGTCAGTTCGTTTACTCGCCCGTTGGCGATTTCGCTTACGATGTTTTCCGCCTGGCGGGTCTTTATAAGGTTCTGCTCGGCCAGGTCCGCCTTCTCTACGGCGGCGACCGTCTGCTGCAGCGCCTTGTTGTAAGCCTCGACCTGCTCGGTGGACATCGTGCCCGACGCGACCTTCGCCGCGTTCTGCGTTGCCAGGAGCGTCTTCAGGTCACCGTTGTCGACGTCGGAATACTCCGCAAGCGTCTGGTAGAGGGAGTCGAACGACGAGCCGGAAGACGAGGAGGACGTCGCCTTTCTGGCGATGGAGCCGCTGAACGTGCGCATGGCGGTGCCGATGAGCGCCGCGCCGACGGACGTGCCTCCGCCTATGGAGGAGACTATCCCGCTGGTCAGGTTCAGGACCTGGGTGAGCGCGTCTATCAGCGGCTTCAGTGCGTCTGTGTCGGCGAAGCTGTTGACAAGCCCCTCCCATGCGGCCTGCATCTCGTTCAGCTTGGCCGTCATGGACTCCATGTACTTCTCCTGGGTCACGCCCAGGAAGCCAGACGCGCTCTCGGAGTCCGCGAGGGTGTCGTAGTACATGTCGGAGTTGTTGAGGAGGGCGATGAGTCGGTTGTACTGGTAGCGGCCCGCGAGCTTGATTGCCACGGCCTGCTTCTCACCGGCGTCGAAGTTGCCCCACACGCCCATAAGGTCCTCGATGATGTCGCCCATGTCTCGGAGCGAGCCGTTGGTGTCGAGGACCTGGACGCCTACTTTCTCAAGCGTCGACGAGAACTCGCCGAGCGTAGTCCCGTCTTCGAGGGTTTCGCCCAGCTTGAGGTCGCCGAGGCGCGAGTAGATTGTCTTTACTGCGGTGTTCCCCCCGGTTCGCAGGTCCGGGAGCGCCGCTTACTCAAGGCGGCTGCTCGTGCTTTCACACGAGAACAGACTATCTCTTAGCCACAAAAAACATGGCAAAAGCCGTTTCCGGTGCCCTATGCTTGCACCGTACTCCCCTTAGCGGGGATAGTCGTTGAACCAAAGAACGGAAGAACCTCAAGGTTTTTGAAAGCCTTGCCGAAATACTTGACCTCGTAAAGCGGAACGCCTCGCTCTTTGCAATATTCCCGCTTGCGCTCGTCAAGCTCCAACCTGTGCCGAAATGCCTCCTCGCCACCCCAGCGGGAGACCGAACTGTAGTGCTGCTCGCCCTGTACCTCTATGAAGTACTGCAAGTTGCCGTCGCCGTCGTACACGCCGAAGTCGAACCGCTGCCTTCCAAGCTCAGGTACGTTCACCTGCTCCTTGAACTCGATTCCGCGCTCCAAGAGCATCTTCGCTATGGCCTTCTCGCCAAGAGACGTCCTGCGGTCGCACTTGGGGCACCCGGACGAGCCTATCAGGCAGTCGAACTTCTGTTGGAATATCTGGTTGCACTTCATGCAGCGGTACGTGCATCTCTCGTGGCGGCCGTTGTAGTTGAGCAGCTTTATCTGTCCCAAGAACAGCTCGTCCAAAACGCCCTGTGCGTGCTCGAACGTGCTCGACAGGCGTTGGTTTCTTGTGTGACAAAACTTGCACGCAGACGGTGCTAGGAAAAATTTTTGTATGTCTTTTTCGAAACTATTTCCGCATACAAGGTGCTTTACAATGATGCGCTCTCCGGAAAGCTTTTTGACAAGCTCGAACTCGTCACTCTCATCGAGCCATTTTTTAACCTTGTCAAACTTCCTAGCATCGCTGTTCTCGCAACACCTGAAACCAGATATCGCCCGCCACCCCTTTTGGTAATGGTGGATTTTTCCGCAGGCGAGACACTTCACGTCCACTGGCTTGCTTATCGCGGTGTAGTTTCTAATCTCGACGTGGCAGTCGGGGTGGGCCACGTCGAACCGGCGGCAAAACTCTTCTTTGGTCATCTTTTCGGCCATGGTCGGTTCTTCCCTCTCGTCTTTGGTGCTGATTGCCCATTTTCGGCCGTTTAGGGGGCATGCCCTTGCGGTCATCCGTCTACTTGTTTCTGCTTTCGCTCCCGTTTCGCGAAGGTGTAAGAGGTTTCCTTCGCCGGGCAAGGCGGCTTTAGGGTTTTCCAGCTTTCAGGCTTTCTTTATGCACTAACATTTCGTGCATTTCCCGCAACCTGCGGCGTCTCGCGGGTGACCGATATAATTGTCGACAGCTGCGATATGAGCTGGTCTGTCGTCACACCCAGCGTGCTCGCGACGGACGCGACGCGGCTCGCCGCAGTCATCAGCTCCTCGGTGTCGGACGCCGTGTGCGCCGCCACCTGGGTTATCTTGTCGAGGACACCCTCGACCTCGTCCAGGCTCAGGCCGAAGCCGTTCACGAAGGCGGTGATTTGCTCGGACACCTCGGCGGTCGTCTGGCCCGTCGTGTTCGCAACCTTCAGGGTAAGCTCGGCCAGCTGGTTGGCGTCTTCGAGGTCGTAGCCCTGCTGCGCGTAGATTAGCGAAGCGTTCGTGTAGGCCGTGGTGGTCTGCCCCAGCGCCTGCGCCGCCTCGTTCGCGTAGAGGGCGAACTCCTTCATGTCCTCGACCGTGTAGTCGGACACGATTCGGATGTTCGTGAGCGACGTGTCGAGCTCGTGCAGGTAGTCTACCGCCTCGCGTATCGAGTTCGTTATCGCGTTGTAGGCGGAGGTCACCAGGTTGAGCGTGGTGACGTGACCGGCGAACGAGTTGAATATCGTGTCGACCGACTTCTTGACGCCGGTCACCTGCGTCTGCAAGGTTCCGACCGCGGTGATTACCTTGTAGAAGGCGTTGGTCCCTGAAGTACCGGCCGCCTCGAAGCTCTTCTGGAGGTTTGTAACCCCGATGTTGTTGAGCTTCTGGGTCAGCGTCGACGTGTCAACCCTGCCGATACCTGTGTTTATGGAAGAAGATATCGAGTTCGCAAGCTCGTCTGCCTGCATCATCGTCGTCTGGACGGCGTCGCTTCCCAGAAGGCCGTTCCTGCCCATCTGGTTTATCTTGGTCTGCAACGTGTCCAGGCCGGACGAAAGCTCTTTTATCACTTTCTGCCCGGTGCCGCTCGAAAAGTTCAGCTTGTAGTCGATTATGTTCGTAAACTTTTGAGTGGTGCTAGCCATAACCCTCCTTATGCCTCCAACGGTGCTTTATACGAAAAGGACCCCACTTTGTTTCAAAAGCAGGGTCCGTTTTGCGCTGTGTGAGGGCCGGGAAACTTTAATCTTGCTTGGTCGCGGGCGACATGCCCCACTTCTTGGCGATGTCGAGGACCTGCTTCACGCCGTCCTCCTCGACGCCTTCCGCCAAACCGGCGACGACGCGCCTGATTGCCGAGTCGAGCTTGCCGTCTAGGCCCGAGAGCGCACCCCGTGCGGAGTTGGCGTACGCGGCGTAGTCTTCGAACGCCGAGGTCGCGTCTTCCCAAAGGGACTTTATCTCCTGGGAGTTCTCGCTGGCGACGATGTACTTGGTATATTCCTCGTCCTCGATTACCTTGTCGTACGCCTCAAGGACGGTGACGTCGTCGAGGC